CGATAGGGGCAACTACGACGCTAAGTTCCCGGTGGTGCATTTCATCGAGCCGAATGACGATTACCGCCCGGATAACCCTTTGGCGCAGAATAAAGAGTTTGCTTCGGTCAAGTACGAGACGGGCAATACGGATAAGGATGCGTACCTGTCGCAGTCGGGGTTCGATGAGTTCCCCGGCTACGTCCCGCGCTGGGCTTTGACCGGCGAGGATATCTACGGTACGAACTGCCCTGGCATGTCCTCGCTAGGCGACAACAAGCAGCTCCAGATCGAAGAGAAGCGGAAAGGGCAGGCCATCGACAAGATGGTGAACCCGCCACTCGTTGGCCCTGCTTCGGTGCGCAATACGCCGATCACCAGCCTGCCGGGAGGCTTGAATATCTATTCGGGTGACCCTTCGCAGACTAAGCTAGAGCCGCTATATTTGGTGAACATCAGCCTCCAGGAGCTGAAGGAGGATATCGCTCAGGTGGAGCGGCGTATAGAGAATGCCTACTTTGTAGACCTGTTCTTGGCCATCTCTAACATGGAGGGTATCCAGCCCCGCAACCAGCTAGAGCTATCGGAGCGCAATGCAGAGCGGTTGTTGCAACTCGGGCCGGTGCTGGAGCGGATGCAGGGTGACTTCCTCGATAAGATGATTAGCCGCACCTTCAACCAGATGATACGCGCTAACGTCGTTCCCTCGCCTCCACCGGAGTTAGAAGGTCAGGCTCTGAAGGTTGAGTATATCTCTTCGCTAGCGCAGGCGCAGAGGGCAGTGGATACCCGTGGCATTGACCGGCTAACGCAGTATCAAGGCGGGTTGCTGTCAGCAGGTCTATCGGACGGTAAGAAGTTCAACGGCGATAAAGCTTTTGAAGAGTATGCTGATCTTCTCGGCACGCCTCCTGGCTTGATAGTATCTGATGAGGATGTCGCGCAGCAGCGGCAAGCAGAACAACAGCAGCAAGCAATGGCCCAGAACTTTGAAGCGGCTAATTCTGCGGCTCAGACAGCCGCTTCTGCTGGTCAGGTTGATCTGGAAAAAGATACGCCGGTATCCAGAGCCTTGAATGCGGTGGGGGGCCAGCGTGGCTGAAGACGTAGGCGATCCGAAGCAAGTTAAGATAAGGAAGACGAAACACCAGCTAACGCGGGAGCAAGAACTTGAAGAACTCCGCGTGTTGGTATCTACGGCGAGTGGCCGAGCTTTCTTGTGGAGGCTACTAGCGGCGTGTAAGATATCGACCTTCGGGTTCTGCGGGGACAATGATTACTTGAATAATCTAGAAGGTCGTAGGAGTGTAGGCGCGTGGGTTATCGAGGAGGTTGACGAAGCTGACCCAAGAGCGTATTCTAAAATGCGGGATGAAGCGGCATCGCGTGATGCCAAACTGAAACTGGGAGGGAAGATTGATGGCTGAGGAACATATTTCGGACGAGGGGGAAGCCGAAGAGGACGGTAATACTGTTTTGACGGGGGATGCGGAGACTGAGGAGAAGACGGACGATACTGGCGAAAAGAAAGCCAGCGAAGAGACTGCCGACAAAGACGGCGATACCGACGACAAATCCAAGGACGGCGATGCCGACAAGGAAGTTGCTGGTGCCCCCGATAAATATGAGGAGTTCGCGGTTCCCGAAGGTATAGAGATCAATCCAGAAGTGCTTGAGGAATTTACCCCGCTTTTGAAAGCTATCGGGGCAAATCAAGACCAAGCGCAGAAGTTAGTTGATCTTCAACTTAAACTGAGCCAGCGGGCTGTTGATGCGCAAACGAAGCAGTGGGCAGAGATACAAGGCGGTTGGAAAGAGGCGGCGGAGACTGACGATGAGTTTGGCAAGCGCGATTACGACGCAAGTGTCGCTACCGCTCGTAGGGCCATGCGCACTGTCGGAACCCCGGCGCTAGGAAAAGCCTTGGAAGAGACAGGGATGGGTAACCATCCTGAGTTCATCCGATTCTTTTATCGGGTGGGTAAAGCAATTGGAGAGGATAGTTTGAGCTTTGGTGGAGTGGGCAAGGGCGCGGATAAGTCAGCCGCAGAAAAAATCTTTCCCAACCAAGGTAAAGGCTAGCCCTCCTTAACATAGAAAAGGGCATAAGTAATGGCTACCTTGAGCGTAACGAACCCGACTCTTCTGGACTTGGCGAAAGTCACTGATCCCGATGGGTCAATCGCGGCTGTAGTTGAGATTTTGAACGAAACCAACGAGATCTTGGATGAGATGTCGTGGGTTGAAGGCAATCTCCCGACAGGCCATAGGACTACCATTCGGAGCGGCATTCCCACTCCGACATGGCGCAAGTTGTACGGTGGCGTGCAGCCGAATAAGTCAACTACGGTCCAAGTCACGGACAACACGGGCATGTTGGAAGCCTATGCTGAAGTTGACAAAGCGCTGGCCGATTTGAATGGCAACACTGCTGCGTTCCGTCTTTCTGAGGATCGCCCTCACATCGAGGGTATGAATCAGGAGATCGTGGACACGCTGTTCTACGGCAACGAAGCGACTGAGCCAGAGGCTTTCACCGGCTTGGCTCCCCGTTTCGCCAATCTCACGGCTGATGAGAACTCCGATAATGTGATCAATGGCGGCGGCTCCGGTTCCGATAACGCCAGCATCTGGCTGGTTGTGTGGGGGCCGAATACCTGCCACGGCATCATTCCGAAGGGCTCGACGGCTGGCATCCAAGTGAACGACAAGGGCCAAGTCACCCTCGATGATGCCTCCGGCGGTAGCAATACGGGCCGCATGGAAGCATACCGGACTCACTATCGCTGGGACGCTGGCCTTACGGTTCGTGACTGGCGCTATGTTGTTCGCATTGCCAACATCGATAAGTCGGCCTTGATTAGGACGTATGCCTCTGGCACGTTCGCTGCGGGCGCGATCCTCCCCGACTTGATGTACCAAGCTTTGCGTATGGTCCCCAATCTGAATGCGGGACGCCCTGCTTTCTATATGAGCCGGGATACTGCTACTTGGGTGAGCCGTCAGGCTGCTGCTATGGCCAACGGTTCGACAGTCACCATCGATGACGCTCCTGGCGCGATGCGGCTGACTGAGCGCTTCCAGGGCATTCCCATGCGGCGTTGCGACAGCCTTTCGGCTGACGAAGCGGCGCTGACTTAAACCACGCAGAATGGAAGGTTAACATTATGTGGTTAGATGAACGAACTGAGTTCTGCGATGACGTGGACGTTTCCGCCAGCGCCGGTACGGCGTTGGTTGGCGACGTTATTGACAGTTCAGTTGCTCGCGATTTGGGCAACGGCCAACCTGTCTATCTCGTCATTCGCACTGGCGGCACTGAGATCATTACGGGCGGCTCGGCTGGTACTCTCCAGTTCAAGTTCGCTTCTGATGCGGCTGCTGCTATTGCAACGGATGGGAGTGCTACGGAGCATCTCGTCACCGATACGTTCGTCACGGACGACAGCGCGGCCAATTCCGCCCTGTTTAACGCTGGCGGACTTATCTTCATGGGCGCAATCCCGCTGGAAGGCCCAGCGTATGAGCGCTATATCGGCATCTTGGCTGTGACGGCCACTACCACGACCACGGCGGGCACGATTAATGCGTTCCTGACCCTTGATCCTGGCAAGTGGAAGTCTTACGCTGACGCCACCAACTGAGTGAACGGCTAGCGAGGGGGGCCATAGCGGCCCCTCTCGGCAGCTTCAAGGAAGGAAGATATGGATACCATTGTTGTTAAGTTTCTCAACAATTTTCATGTGCCGGGGTTCGGAAGAAGTCGTTTTCCTGCTGGTGTTGTGGAGGATGTCCCCGCGAGTATGCGGAATAAGTTGCCTAAAACTGCTGTCATTCTTGAGGATTACGTCCCCGAAGACGTAGTTCAAGCAGAGGCAGAGAGTTTGATAGCGGCGGATTTCGCGAGAGCGGAGACGGACATAGGCGATGCCGCGCTTGAGAAAGCGGGTCTAGCTGGTTTTGCTGAAGAAGCCGAAGACTTCGGTTTCGCGGTCAACGAAGACGGCAAACTGGTTGAAGCTGCGGAGAAGTCGAAGCGACCTTTTCGTAAAGCCGAGAAGTAGCTGAAGAAACTGGTGGAACCTTAGCATCGCGTGATGCCAGGGTTCCCCGATCTCTCTTAGGAGTCTCTGATGGCCACCTTAAACATCAGTGAAGCACGCATCGCCAGCATGGCGCTCTCTAATATTGGGCACTCCGGGATTGAAAGCATCACTGGTGCGGAGGCGGGGGCGAAGGAGTGTGATCTGTGGTATGACTTTAGCCGCAAGCAGGCTCTCGCGGTAAACGACTGGAACTTCGCCCGTAGACGGCTGACCCTGGCCACACATAGCGATGACCCCCCGGCGGGAGTATGGGCCTACCGCTATCAGTACCCCTCGGATTGCATCGCGCTTCGCAAGATACAGAATCCAGCCGGAGAGACAGCGGACGCTATCTCTTTCGAGATTGAGCTGTCGGATGACCAAAGCACCAAGAGCATCTTGACAGACCTAGATGACGCTGTTGCGGTATACACGATGAACCTCACGGAGGTGACGCTCTTCTCTGAGTTCTTCGTGCAGTTGCTGAGTTTCGCCCTGGCTGCGCAAATCGCATATCCCCTGACGGGCAAGCAGGAGGTACGAACGGCTATGATTGAAACCTTCAGAAACATGTCGCTCGTTGCCCCCGCCGTTAATGCTAACGAGCAGGTAGGTTCCAAACCTAGAGACGCGGAATGGATTAGGGAGCGGTAATGGCCACCTTCATCCAGCCATCCTTCGCGAAGGGTGAGATTGGCCCCGCACTGTACGGGCGAGTAGATACCGCCGCGTATCAAGTAGCGCTACGTAAAGCCCGTAACGTGGTGATTCACCCCCACGGAGGCGTAAGCAATCGCCCCGGCACGAGGTTCATTTGCCCGTGCAAAGACCATGGCAACCGCCCTGTCCTTATCGATTTCCAGTTTAAGGCAACGGATACTTATGTCATTGAGATGGGCAATCTGTACGCTCGCTTCATACGTAACGACGCTCAGATATTGGAAACTGCGAAGACGATCTCTGGTATCACGGCAGCGAATCCTGGGGTTGTTACGGCAACGAGCCATGGGTACACAAACGGAGATCATGTTTATCTATCCGGTATCGTAGGAATGACGGAATTGAATGGGCGATGGTTTATTGTTTCCAGCAAGGCCACGCATACCTTTCAACTCACAGACCCTTATGATGGTTCGACGGTAATCAACACTTCTGCCATGACTGCGTATGCGTCGGCTGGCACAGCGGGCAAGGTCTATCAGGTTACTACTCCTTACGCACAAGCTGATCTTGATCAGCTAAAATGGACTCAGAGTGCCGACGTATTGACAATTACTCACCCTACTTACGGCGTGCGAGAGTTGACACGGACAGATCATAATGCTTGGGCAATCGCGGAGCCTACTTTCGCTCCTAGTATCGCTGATCCTACGGCGGTAGCTGTGGCAGTGAACGGGGCTGATAACAACGTTGTATGGAAGTACAAGGTCACGGCGATCAAGACCGAGACGTTTGAGGAGAGCCTCGCCGGTATCACCGCTGGGCTGACGGTGGCCTCTGCTACGGCGGCTAACCCTGTCGTGGTGACGGTCACTGGCCACGGTTTGGTCACGGGAGATGAGGTGGAGTTGACCGGCTTGACGGAGATGACGGAGGTAAACGGGCGGCGCTTCTTTGTAACGAAAGCGAACGCTGATACTTTCTCGCTGGATGGGGAAGATGGTTCTGGGTATGACGCAGAGAGTACGGGCGGGTCTAACACTTGCTACGCTACCCACGATGTATCAGGCACGGAAGCTGCGCCTACAGGTACGACTATCCCTGACAATACCATCACATGGGCGGCAGTAGCGGGCGCAGTAAGGTATACGATCTACCGCAAAGAGGGCGGACGAGGGGCGTATGGATTCCTTGCGGAGACTACAGAGCTTACGTACACTGATGATACAGCAGCGAAGACAGCTACTGATCTCACGGTGACGCCCCCCATCGCTCGTAATCCCTTCCGTGTGGCCGGGGAGTATCCTGCGGCGGTGGGCTATTACCAGCAGCGGCGGGTCTTCGGCGGCTCAGCGAATAAGCCTGATACTTCTGAGTATTCTCAGGTGGGGCGGCAGAAGAATTTCAGCAAGTCTAGCCCCTCGCAAGCTAGTGACGCTATTACGGTTACTTTGAACGCCCGTGAGGTGAATCAGATACGTCACTACGTGCCAGGAAGTGATCTTGTCGTACTGACAGATGGCGCGGAGTGGCGGGTCAATTCGGGGGATAACTCTGGCTTCTCGTCCGATACGCTGAAGCAAGAGCCACAGACCTCCTGGGGAGCAAATCATTTGCCGCCGATCATTGTCGGCCAGACGATTCTCTATATGCAGGAAAATAACATCGCCGTGCGGAGCCTGGGGTATCAACTTACCATCGATGGATATACTGGTACTGATCTGACCCTTTTGGCTCCGCAGATTTTCAGCAACACGACAGGTATTTCCTGGGCCTTCGCTCGCTCTCCTGATCCTGTAACGCATGTTGTCAGGGCTGATGGTACGGTAGGGGTGTTGACCTTCGACCAAGAACAGGAAGTCATTGCCTGGGCTACCTGGGATACGTTAGGCACCTTTGAGTGGACTACGGCTATGCGCCCCTCCTCAACGGAAGCGAATGATGCTGCGTACTTCGTGGTCAAGCGAACGATCAACGGCAACACGGTACGATTCATTGAGAGGGTGGCCAGTCGTAGGTTTACGGATGTGAGAGATGCTTATTTCGTAGATGCAGGATTGACGCTCGATAGTCCTGTGACAATCACTGCTGCAACGGCGGCGGACCCTGTAGTGGTTACGGCCACATCCCACGGCTTCTCTGACGGGGATGAGATCGATATCTCTGACATCAAGTGGACGCCTGCGTTTGATAGCAGCGATAATGAGACGAACCCTGATCAGCTTAATGGGCGACGATTCTTTATCGCGGACAAATCAACTCATGCTTTTACGCTCTACAGCAACGAGAGCCCAATTCCGATCACCAATACCGCTACGGCTGGGATACCGGCTGCGGGGACTGGAATTACGCGAGCTAATCCAGGGGTTGTGAATGCCCCCGCCCATGGCCTATCTAACGGGGATATGATTGCCATGCATGGCATAGCTGGCATGACTGAGGCTAATGATAACGTTTACAAAGTGGCGGGTAAGACTACAGATACTTTTCAGTTGAATACGGCGGCGGGTGCTAATGTTAATACCTCTGGCTTTACCGCCTATACCAACGGCGGCAGTGTCTACCATGCCATAGATGGCTCGGCTTTTGCGGCTTATGCGAGCGGGGGCAAAGCTCGCGAGGCGGTGTTGACCCTCAGCGGGCTAGACTATCTTGAAGGTGAGGCAGTAGTGATCCTCGCGGACGGCAATGTTATCACCGGCAAGTCTGTCTCCGGGGGTTCGATTACCTTGGACCGGAAAGTAAGCCGGGCTCACGTGGGTAAGAAGTACATCTCCGATATTGAGACGTTGAATATTGAAGCCCCTAGTGGTACGATACAGGGCAAGCCTACGAAGATATCACAGGTGGTAGTACGCTTTGAGAAGTCGCGGGGGCTGCTAATCGGGCCTGATACTAGTAAACTGGAAGAGATGAAGCAGAGGGAGAACGAGGATATGGGGGAGCCGACTGCGCTGCTGACAGGGGATAAGAAGATACTACTGAAACCTGCTTGGAATTCCAATGGACGGCTTTTCCTGCGGCAGAATAATCCTTTGCCCATGACCATCCTCGCGATTATCCCTGATCTGGAAGCGGGGGTTTGATGACCGCGTATGAGATCGTGCCGACGACGGTGGAGCATGTGCTGGAGCTTGCAGAGACGATGCGTGGGGCTGATAAGGACGAGGTATGGGCCACGTCTAGGCAAATGCCTTGCGCAGCACTCCTAGAGGCGTTAAAGGTATCACGCGATGCCAGAACGGGACTGGCTAATGGGGTGGTTCTCTGCGTCTTCGGTACTACTTCTGTGGCCACGTTGGGCGCGACAGGCGTGCCCTGGATGCTTTCGTCCGACAGCTTGCCTAAGCACGCGAGAGCTTTCCTTCGAGGGAGTATCGGGTACATCAAGGAAATGCTGGGAGAATACGACGTGCTGGTGAACTATGTCGATGCCCGTAATACCGTGGCCAAGCGCTGGCTAGGGTGGCTAGGATTTAAGCTAGGCCCACCTGTTATCTACGGCGCAGCGCGGTTACCGTTTCATCGCTTTGAGCTGAGGACTGTCTGATGTGTACCCCTACTCTTGCGGCGATTGCGATGGTTGCTAGTACTGGTATGCAAATCTTCGGTCAGCAACAGCAGGCTAAGCAAGCTTCGGAAGAGGCTTCGTACAAGAATGCTGTACTTACTAATCAGAGCGCGGTTATCCA